AAAAAAGCAAATGAGAGCATTATGCTCTAAATTGAAAAGTTAACATTTTTTTCAAATCTATAAATGAAAATCAGAAAATGGACATTTATTTTTGTCCATTTTTCAAAAATCCAAAATAGATTTGAAAAAACATTACATCATCACTTCTTCAGCGTCCGCCTTCCCCATTTAGCGGACCTTACCTTTATGCGGTTCTTTATAAATAGGCAGGTGGTCACGTGCAGACCATTATGCTGCGGATTTGTAAATCGATGAAAATATGCGAAAAATGCAAAAGATGGTCCAAAATTATGGAAAGTCGTTTTGTGTAATTCTTGGTTGGATATTTTTGGGGGATGTTTTGGATAATTTGGTTCGACAATTTCAGCGAGATGGAGCAGAATCGTTTACAGCATACAGATGGTCCGAAATTATGGAAAGTCGTTTTGTGTAATTCTTGGTTGGATATTTTTGGGGGATGTTTTGGATATTGTATTTTAGTGTTATATATTTTTTCATAGGTATATATAATTAAAGTATTTAGATTATATATAACTGATAATGCAATATAGAAACAAAAGTAGGAAAAATAATAAAAAAAATAAAGATAAAAAATATAATGTTTTACATGGCAAAAAAAGAAAAATGACCAGAACTAGGTCAAATACAATAACGAGAAGAAATAATAAAAAGTATAAAACACATGATGGTGGAACAACGCCTGTAGCCACTCCTCGAACACCTCGAACACCTCGAACACCGCAAAGTGCAATATTAACACCCGTAGGTTCTAATAAAAATTTAAAAACTGCATTTGCTTTGAGTCAAGCAAATCAAGACCTTACGAACTATGCTTACAATCGTGAAAATCCATATTACTCAACTGGAAAAAAGGTAGTTCCAGTAAATGAACTTCCTGGAATGGGAAGAGATACAGATTTAAGTTATTATGAGAAGATTCATTCTACAGGAGATAGATTTTCAAACGAAGAACTTAAACAAATCATAAAATCGCCATTAAAGCGATTATCCGGGGTGCGCAAATCAATATCAGGCTCTCATTCTTCTGCTCCTTTGGTAGTAAAAGGAGTAGCTTCTAAAGTTCCGCTATATGATTCTCCAAAAATACAACAACCGCCAACGCCCCCGCAAGCGGTTTTAACATCAACGGGAAAACTAAAAACAACATATACACCAAATTTACTATTAGTAGATGTTGGAATAAGTAAAATTATGACAAGTACCGGCGTGGAAATACCCCATTATTATTTATTATTATTGGATAACCCCACAGAAATGTCTGTAGTTTTGCCACTATCCTATATTCCTGTTCGTTCTGATACTACATTACCACAAGATGAAATAAATAAACTTAATATGATTAATAAATATAGCGAATATTACTCCTATTTATCTCCAAATATATATAGCATTCTCGAAAGCATGAATTTAACACACGAATTTGGAATATTATTAGTATGGGGTAAACTATGCGATGATTTAATAGAAAATATTAGAGTATCAAGTGTCAAAACAATACAAAACCGGACACTATTTAGCGAAGAAGATGCAAAAATATTTTTATCAAAAGTTAATACTATTGATTTTACTACTTTATTTGATATGGGTCCGTCACCATCGGACCCGAATAGACCACCAGTAAAAGAATTAATGGAATTTAAAATTCCTGTTTCAACCCACCCACCGGATCCATCTAGTTTACAAGTAGTTGGCTACACTACACACCCTATGTATAGAACGCATCTTACAGATAAAGTTATAGACGACTTAACCAAAATTTCGGAACAAAATCCATCCATAAATGATAAAGAAAATGTTTTCGTATTGGGGCATGGCGCCGTGGGAAAAGAATTGTCACCAAAACTCAAGTTTCTTGCAAATAAATATATAAGATTAATTGAACTTGGGAAAAAACACACACTACTAAGTGCAGCATATCCAAGTTTCTTTTTTCATATAAGTAACATCTTACAAGACCCAGCAAATAAAGTTATGTTTAGTGACACGGATAAAGGTGTAAAGAAAAGAAAAGAATTATTTGATAGACTATGTAAATATTTAAAAATAAATATGGTTTCTTCGTGTGGGATGAAAGATACATTTAAGTTAACAGATATAACACATGATAGAGTTATTGAAGGACATTTTAATGACTCTGAAATTCAAGAAGACCATACTATAAATGTATCTACGTTAAAAAGTTTCTACTCCATGGGCATTTTTACACCCATCGACTATAAGCAAAATAAAATTAAGATACCTGTATACAAAAAAAAGATATTTCAGTTATATCCTGGGACTACATTTTTTACGAAAAATACACAAATTAATTTAGTGAAAACTCTCCTTCCATATGCAGTTCAAAATAACAGAGTCATAAATATAGTATTATTTTCATGTGCTGTTGAATACGCAAACGTGGATCCTTATTATAAATATAATCATCCATCGTTTGTTAAACCCTCAGAGACAACACCGGCAATGAGGTTACTAATAGAAGGTAAAAAATTCATTTTTAATACCGGACGAATGGCTGTCTCAATGTTATCAATTTTTAAATCAGAACGTTTTGTTTATTTAGTATTAAAGCATGGTAGTGACCGCGTATATGAAAGAATATACGATTATTTCCCCCCCGGAGATATCCCTCTTTATGATGATATAAATAGAATAGGACCATTACTACAAACATTTTATCATAATTTTTTTATACCATTTTTATCCGAAATTTCAGGGTTTAACTTCCTGGCGGAATTTAGTTTTGCTGGTATAAATGGTGCTGTTCCTACATACGACTTGATTGAGGATGGTAACCCTATCGCCGAAGAACCATATGCAAACGAATTAAGAAAGGTAAAAATATATTTGATGGACGAGATATATCGTATGTTTTATAAGGTAGATAACTACTATGTTGTTATTTTTAGAGATTTGCTCCATATTTATGAATTTTATATTTCTTTATATACAGGAAATACAGAGAATGATTTAAATGCTAGATTTGAAATATTGAAAAATATAAAGATGGTCCAAGAAATTATGGATTTTTTTAAAAAATTAAATATAGTTATTTTTTTTATAACCTCTGGAAAATATGGCAACAATAATATTAATCCACCTATTCCTCCATCATTTGTATTATACCCAAAATATGTAGAAACTAGAAAAGAATATGAAGCGTCAAATATTAAAAAAATATATGACGAAATAAATGAAGGAATGGACTATGATAGGTATGAAGTGTTCGACCCGGAGGGAACAACTTTACTGCCATCTTCAGGGAAAAAAGTAAGAGGACGTATAAAAAATCCACAAGCACCTGATGATTTTTACCATATTGCACGTAGTACATATGAATATAAAGAACGCCCAAATCTTAACGAAGCGAAAGAAAGACGTCTAGAGAGCAAAAAGCAAATATTCGATGAACAGAATATTCATCCCGCGGCTCGTAACGTAAGGGCGGAAGGTGATTATAATATTTCTGTATAGGCAATTTATATTTCTATATTTTGCATTTTGATTTGCATTTTGATTTGTATTTTGATTTGTATTTTGTCATTTTATAAATTTAGATTATATTTTTTATAATCTAAATATAGTATAAGATAAAAACCAAGCACATACACACAACATGAATGACTATATAAATTTTTAAAAAGATTCTATTATTACATCGGTTAGTATGAAAATATTTAAAAACATAGAAGATGCATCGGTAGCGCATATTTTTAAATCAGTGTTAGTAAAACTACCATTATCTATGTTTACAGATGTTGATAATTTTAATCCGAATAGACTAAAGAAAAAAGCAACCAATGCATATCCTATAAATGATAGACCACGATGTGATAGTGACATCACTTGTGTAAAATATTATCAAAAACAATTACAACAAAAAAAGAAATTAGTCCGATATGGTTTATACAAAAAATAATAAATATATATTATTAGATGGGGCGCATCGAATAGTTGCAAGTTATATACTAGGTAAAAAAAACATAAATGCATATGTAATCATTTTATAATAGGCGCTTGGAACCGGATACCACACATCAATCCTCGATAACACGTTGCATCAAAATAGAAGTCACCAAATAAGGGTCCATATTTGCAGCAGGACGTCGGTCTTCAAAATATCCAAACCCACTGGATTGTGTATTGTTATTGATACGCACGGATGCACCCCGGTTTGCAACACCCCATGAGAATTCTAAAAACGACGATGTTTCATGAATACCAGATAGTCGTTTATCGTTATCTTTGCCATACTGCTGAATATCTTCTGTGTGATGTTTCTCCATATTTTGTATGACGCGATGGATTTCGTTTATGCCGCCATCCTTATCTCGCATCAACTTGGTTGAAAAATTAGTATGACATCCCGAACCATTGATAAAACCAAATGGTTTTGGATCATAGCAGATTGTTTTCCCATATTTCTCGGCGATTCTTTCGAGCAAATAACGCCCCATCAACAATTCATCCGCGGCGCGAACACCTTCAGAAGGACCGATTTGAAATTCCCATTGGTCTTTGCTTACCTCGGCATTGATACCCGAAATAGTCAACCCGGCAGTTAAACATGCAGCCATGTGTTCTTCAACGAGTTGTCGATGCGAAATCTGACATCCTACACCACAATAATGTGTCGATGGTTCATAAAACTTCATCTTGTATTTTTCGTCGTATGTATTGTCATCAAATATAAAATATTCTTGTTCCAACCCGAACCACGGCACGTGTTCTATAGATATATCAAAAATAGTGGTAGCTGCATGACGACTATTCTCAGGGGTCGGTTTTCCGTCATAGTAGAATGTTTCGCACAATACGAGCTTCCGCATGATAATATGGTTTGAGTTTATATTTTTAACACTATCTTGCAAAAGAGGATTATCGCATACAAAAACAGGCACAAGAATTACCTCTGACGATGTCCCGCTAGCTTGCCCTGTAGATGAACCATCATAGTCCCACCTTGGATACATGCCGACGTCATTTCCATCTGCCGAAAAAACACCGGAAAATATTTTAGGAATTACTTTTGTTTTCGAGCGAAATTTTTTATTTGAATCGAGCCATATATATTCTGCAACACACGTATAATTATACATATTATCTAAAATTCGATATGATAATATATATTGCATATTGTTTTTATATACTTTTATGTAAACTTTTATGTAAATTAAATTCAACTATTACTATACATTTTATAATGTTTTTTACAATACTTTACTTCTGTATTATTTTCACTTCCATCGCCATCGCCATCGCCATCGCCATCGCCACCAATACATTGCACCCCACACTTCTTGCCAATATTTTTACCGCTTTTTAGTATTGCACAACAACCACCAACACCTCTGCCCCTACCTCCCTTAGTGATATTTTTATTACTGGTTTTATGTTTTGTTATATATGTCTTATAATGTTGGGGGCATAACAGCATATTTTCGTTTTCATAGTATACTCCATATTTTTGGCATTCAATTTTTTCATTATTTGTGGTGGTGGTGGTATGGGAACATTTAGGGGCACATAAGAAATAATCAGGATTGTTGTTATAACTCGTTGTCACGTATGAGTTTACATTTTTGATAACTTTAACAGACGGATACGGAATATGTGGAAGCAGCTTATTTGTTATAATGCGGCAGTATGGGCATTTTATTTGATTCGATGATAGTTTAGTAATTTCATACATATTATTTTGCTTGTTTTTTTGACTGATAACTTCGTTATAAAGAGGCACGTAGTTAAACTTATGTTTACAACTCAGAGTAATATGATTTGGGTGTAACTTCTCTTTTGTGATAAGACAAATATCGTCCATAGGGACTGATACTATAACATTTTCAGTTGTGGGCATGGGTATGGTTGTTGTGTTTGTTGTTGGTTTTGCATTATTTACGTCATTACTTGCAGCATCTGTATTTAGAATCTTCGAAAGTTCATTGTAAAAATAACTACTTGTGTCTTGTTCAAATTTGAATTTCATTCCATTTGCAGAACCAGGACCCGAGCCGGAAGAAAACTTATTTATTAGGTAGTTGCTACTATGTCCTGACCCTGACCCTGACCCTGAACTAGCACCAGCACCATTCCCATGGTTATGTAAAAAAGCCTGAGGAATATGAATACTCATTTTAAGTATTTATTGGTAGTATATTATTGTAAACTATTTATGTATAATTAATAAAATAAATTGTCTTTATATTATTATATTATAAAATGGCGACAAAACAAGAATGGGGGAATGCGACGTGGTATTTATTTCATACACTTGCGTTCAAAATGAAAGACGAACATTTTGAAGAGTTAAAAGACGATTTTCTTACGATATGTGCTAATATTTGCACAAATCTTCCTTGTCCTGATTGCTCTGAACATGCTACAAAAATCATGTTTAATATAAAAAGGGACCATATTAAAACAAAAAAGGATTTACAATTATTCTTTTTTGATTTTCATAATAGCGTCAATCGCCGCACAAATAAACCCTTATTTAAGGAAGAAGGAATGTATATGTATCAAAAAGCAATAACGAAAAATATCGTTTTCAACTTTATTTCAACGCTTTCGAAGAAGTATCACAATATAAAACTACTGACAAATAGTTTTCACAGAGACCAAGCCATGAATGAGTTTAAAAAATGGATTTCACATAATAGCACTAAATTTGTGGCGTAGTGTGGTGCGCTATTATATAGTATGAATGACCTCGCCATTCTTATATACCTTGCATTTAAATGTTTGTTTGGACGGACGTGAACATATTGGTTCACCCCCATCAGAAGCGAAGAATAATAACTTCGGATTTGACGTAATAACAATAGAATACCAAATAAAACCGATAAGAAATCCAATAACTAAACTTATCAAAATTCCTATCATAGTAGTGCATCCGTGTAATACTTTACTAAATGCGTTAATACCAAAAAATGCACCTATGATACCTAACAGAATTACATTATAACTATTATATGTCTGCATTGGCATAATAAGATATGTAAAAATAAAAGCCAATAATGTGCTATTCAGGTTAGGAACCATATAGTCACTTAATAAAGGCAATTGGACAAAATTGCATTCAAGTTTATACTTGCTTGAACCAAAATGTTCTTCAAATTTACCACCAATAGTCATTGCTATAACGGAGTGTATAAGTAATACTAAAACCAAACCAGCGAAAAACATACCAGATTTGCCTATATCTCCATTGCTTATACTTGAAATAAGTAAATATGCGGAAATGTAGAGAGGAGATAAGGAGGAGAAATATGCATATATATTTTTTAAATTTGATTCAAGACCGACGGGTGCTTTTAATAATTCTTGTCCAAGACTATTCATAATATGTATATGTGGTATGTTGTGTGTATATTTTGGTATATTATATAATATATATTAATATATATTATATTTGACACTTTATATAAAATATTTTTGATGATTTTATATAAAACATGGATTTTTGATTTATGATTTATTTCTCTCCTTTATCGCATCCCCCATCGCATTCATCCATCCCATAGATTATACACATTCTCTTAAATAAATAATGAAATCTATATAGAACTAATCTTACAAGTACAAGTAACTGATTGCATTACAAGACAACTTATAGTATATACGATGGGAATTCCAAGTTACTTTTC